AATTAATACAAATAAGATCAGTATCATTAACTAATAACAATAAAATATGTGCTTTTTATCCACCGAAAAAATATCGTCGTTTACTTAGAGATAATATAACTAATGAACCTTTTGTTGAATCAACTGAAAATCATTCCAAAATACTTGGATGGGCTTATGATGGTAATCCAATTTATGGGCCTGTAAGCACAAATAGTTCTGGAATAACCACATACATGGAATCAAGTTATGTTCTTAAATCAATTTCAGATACCAATTTAAGACCATCTGGTTATCAAGATGGTTATTTTGTACAAGATTACGTTTATGATGAAAGTGGTGATTTAGACGAACATAATGGAAAATTTGTTAAAAATTCAGATTTTCCTAATGGGACATATGCTTATTTTTCAACTATTGATAGTGTAACAAAAAATCCATCATTCCCTTATGTTACATTTTTGCATAGTAATGCCACAGATGAATTTAATTATGATGTAACTAAAATTCAATCAGATGAAGTTTTAAATACTGGTGAATATAAAAGAAATGTAACACATTTAGGATTGAATGATGTATTCAGAACATATCCTTTACTTCAAGATTCATTAAAATCAAAAGCTTTAATTAAAGTTGATGGTGTTGATTCATCAACACTAACAAAAGTTACTGTAATTGAGTCTGGAACAGGTTACAAAGTAAATGATAAATTAAATTTCAATGATCCAACCATAACTGCTAGTGTAGAACAAGTTATAGGAAAATCAATCATATCAATAGGAACTACGAATACTATAGTTGATAATTTAATATTTTCAATCATTGATAATAAAGTAACTGGTGTATCAACTGTGCCACATGGATTATCTGCAGGAGATGTAGTTGAGATATCTGGAATATCCTCAACAAATTATAAAAATATCGAGGGAATTAGAACTATAGATGTATCTACAGTGACATCTGGTTTATCGGAAAACATACCAAATCTTGCTACTAGTGGAATTACAACTTTTATTGCTTTTCTTGATCCTACGGCTAACAGAAAATTTAATATTAATGATATAGTTGAAATTGACTCTGAACAGTTTTTAGTTATAGATCATGATGACGTTAATAACAAATATAGACTGAGAAGAGGACACAATTCAACTACTCCTGCAACTCATAACACAGGAGCATTAGTTACTAGATTAGAAACAGAGTTTACATATGATATTTCCAAAAAAGTTGAAAATATAAACGTAGAGTTACCTAAGACACAATATTTTGAAGCAGCAAAATCAGTTGGTATTGGAAGCACCGTTACTAATGTTGTTGTTGGAAGAGTTGGAACTAATCCAGGTATAGGGACAATTTTTAAATCAATCCCACCAAGAGCAATATATCTACCAAATCACCCTTTCCAAAATGGTGATGAAGTATCATTAGTTTCAATTGGATCCACTATTATATTTTCTAGAGATGAAGATTTAACAGAAAATTTTGATTTAGCAGATTTTGATAGACTTTATTGTGTCAGATTAAGTAATTTATATGTTGGATTAGCTACTGAAAAAGTTGGATTTAGCACTAATCATGTATTTTTTAAACAAGTTGAAACTACAGCAGGAGATGATAACAAAATAGAACTTATTACAGATAATCTTTCTGGATCTTTGAAAAGAGTGAATGGGACTGTCACTGTTGCTACTGCTACAACTGTGGGGCAACAACACAATCTATCAGTAAATGATGAGTTTGAACTACACGTAACATCTAATAAAACTCAAACCTTTGACTTAAGGTATAATGAAAATATTAGAAAATTAGTTGTAAATCCTATAACATTTACGGACACTGCTATTGGTATAGGGAATACAGTATCAAAAATAACTCTTAATAATCATAATTTTAACACTGGTGATTTAATCGTTTATAATTCATCAGATCCAGCTGCTCCTTTAGTTGATAATGGAGTTTATTATGTTATTAAGGACTCTAGAGATACTATAAGATTAGCAGAAAATGAATATGATATTTTATCTTTTCCATACAATTACATTGGTATTGGTGAAACTGGTGCATCAAGTCATCAGATATCAAAAATTAATCCACAATTATCTTTCTACAAAAACAATACAATTGAATTTTTAACATATGACTCAAGTTTAAATAATTTTGATATTAAATTTTTTGTAGATAATAACTTTAAATCAAATTATAATAGTGATTTAATTACTAAAACTGATGATAAAATCACAATATCGGTTACAGATTCATTAGTGAAGGAATTTTATTACAAAGTTGAAGGTAAAGAATCAAATATAACTAAAACTTTATCTTTTGCTGTTGATGAAAGAGTTCCAAATTATTCACAAATAAAAGTTATTGATTCTAAATTCAATCAAGAATTTAAAGTAACGGGAATCGGAACTAACATATTCCAATTTAATCCAACTGGAGCTGGAATTGATACTAGTGTTTATACTTACGAAAATCCTAACAATCCTAGTCAAACAATTGTTACTGGAATCGCAGAAACTAGTTTATATGATTCTACAGGGATATCTAGTTTCTTTTATTCAACAAAATCAACTGATGAAGTTGGTGGAGTACATTCGGTAAATGTATTAAATAAAGGTTTTAGTGTAACTGATTTACCTATAATTACGTCAATCGGCACAAGTGAAGGTGAAAATGTTGTATTAACCGTAGAAACAAATAATATTGGAAGTGTTAATAAAACTCAAGTTTTTAATCAAGGTCTAGAATTTTCTCCAGATAACACATTAAAACCAAAAGCAGATAGTAATGTAATTTTAGAATTAAAAGACATATTTACTCTTGAAAATATTGGAATTGTTACTGGAGGAACTAATTATACAAGTCCCCCAAAAGTAATAGCGATTGGAAAACCAGACATAGTTGCACAAACTACTTTGAGTGGAACTTCAGTTAATAGCATTAAAATCTTAACCAATGATAGTGGTTTATCTGAAGATCTTAGAATTATTCCCACAATAAACTCAAACGGTGTTGTAGTAATTCAAGCATCAACTGATAGTAATAAAACAGTTACTCTAAATTTAAGAGCACCTAATCCAGAAACTGGTTCTGACAGTGGATTTTATAATCAGGGAGGAACATTCCCATTCGCAGTTGGTGATGAAATATTTGTTGAAAATATAAAAACAACAGATGGTAACGATGGATATAATTCTAGTGCTTATAATTATTCTTACTTCACTATTACTGGTATTAATACTACTAGTGGGGTAGAATCTATTAGTTATTCTCTAGTTGGACTTGGGAGCACTGGAGGAACATATCAACAAGAAAATAATTTTGGTAGGGTCATAAAAAGAAGTGAGTTAGCAGAATTTAAACCAATATTCAAAAAATCTACATTTGCTGAAAATGAAATGGTTGAAATTGTTGGTAAAAATATTACAGGAGTGGTTGCGGAAAATGGATGGGATCCTGTATCACAAACATTAAAAATATTTGATGTCACTGGAGATTTTTTAAAAGAAGATTCCATTATAGGAAAAATAACTAATAATAAAGGTACTGTAACTAATCAATTTAAATTTGATTTTGATTTAAATGTAGATGCAACAGCAAATAATATTAATAGTTGGAAAACTGACATAGGAAAATTAAATTTAGATATTCAAAGAATACATGACAATGATTACTATCAAAGATTTTCGTACTCAATTAAAGGTGAAGTTCCATTTACTATTTGGAAAGATGCAGTTGATAGTTTAGATCATGTAGCTGGATTTAAAAATTTCTGTAATTTAGGAATTGGATCTACCGCACAACATACTTTAAAATCGGATAGTGATATTTTTTTAGAAGTTGATGTTAATGAAGAGGCATCTGTCCATGAAAAATTTTATTATGACATGGTAAATGAGGATACTGAAGACCCTAATTTATCAAAATTAGTTGTTTTTAAATCAAAAATAATAACTGATTACAATGAATCAAGAACTAATAAAGTTTTATTGATTGATGATATAAGCTCTCAATTTACAGGAATAGTAACCAGCACTGGTGGTGGTGTTATTGGAACTACAAGTTTTAATTTATTCACTGATGGTGATCCATTATTCCATAGAGAATTTAATCCATCTACAGGAATAACAACTGATACTCATTTACTTACAATACCAAAACATAATTTTAATACAGGTGAAAAATTAATTTACAAACCACAATCTGGCCAATCATCAATTGGAATTGCAAGCACTGATGTTCCTGGCATTGGTATTACTACATTATTACCATCAGATGTTTTTGCAATCAGAATTGATTCTGATATAATACAAGTTGCTACTGCTGCTAGTTTTGCTAGTGCTGGACTTGCAGTATCATTTACTAATGTAGATGGAATTGGAACAAAACATACTTTATCAGTACCATCTGAAAATGCTACTATTAGATCATTAATTAGCATTGATAATGTAATTCAAAGTCCTATCGGCATATCAACAGTCGTATCTGTGGGTTTATCAACTGAAGTTGGAATATCAACTGATATTGTATCTCTTAATGATGCTTCTGAGATCGCAGGCAAATCTTTACTTAGAATAGATAATGAAATTATAAAAGTAAATTTAGTTGGTATTGGATCAACTATGCCAAATGCCTTAAGTGTTGTTAGAGGAGAAATGGGAACAGTTGCTACAGCACATACGGATGGTGCAACAGTTACTGTAATAAAAGGTGATTATAGAATTAATGAAGGAAGATTATATTTTTCTGAAGCACCATACGGGCCTACAGGTAATGCTGGAATTACTACATTTTCTACTTTTTCTGGAAGAGCATACTATAAATTAGATTACACCACTAATAAAATTATTGATGATATATCTGATAGATTTGATGGATCTACAGATAAATTTAATTTAACAAGTAATGGTGTACAACTAACAGGTATTAACACTAGTTTCGGTGCTATATTAATTAATAATATTTTCCAAAGACCTTTCTATGGCGATGTTGGTAGCATTCTAGAATCAGATTATCAAATTGTTGGAACTGGACAAACTATCGATTTTACAGGAACTTCTAGTAATAAAGATTTACCTAGAGGTGGAATTATAAATGAATTTGATGTTAATACTGGAAGTGGATATCAAGTACCTAGAAAAGCACTATTCAGTGCAGTAGTATCAGCAACTGGAACAATTCAATCAGTTGGTATCGTAACTGGTGGTGCTGGATATATATCTTCACCTATAATTTCAATTGCACCTGACACTGGATCTGGTGCTACTATAGAGGCATCAATTACAGATGGAGTAGTTACTTCTTTAAGTATATCAAATCCTGGTAGTGGATATACATCTACAGGAATTTCAACTGGACTTAATTTTGTTACTGCTGCACCACCAAGTCCTTACAAGGATATTCCACTATCTGGTGGTAATGGATCTGGTGCAAAGATAGATGTTGTAGTAGGAACTGGTGGTAGCATAGTATCATTTGATATGTCAGATCGTGGTATAGGTTATGAAATAGGAGATAATTTAGAATTAACCACTCTACCTTTCCAAGTTGGAATTGGAACAAGTGCTTTCAATATAACAATCAAAAATAAGTTTCAAGATAAATTTGCAGGTTGGTGTTTTGGACAACTATTAGAACTTGATGATTTTAGTGAGCAATTTAACGGATTTAGAAAATCATTCTTAATAACTCGTACAATTACAAATAAAGAATATTACAGTATAGTAGCTCAAAAAGGTTCTGGAATTATTCTACAAAATAATTTACTAATATTCATTAATGATATTCTACAAAAACCAGAAAAAGATTATGTGTTTACAGGTGGAACAAGAATATCATTTAAAGAAGCACCAAAAGCAGGTAGTAAATTTAAAATGTATTTTTACACTGGATCTGATGAAGATTTTATTGTAGTTGATGTTGATGAAACAATAAAACCAGGAGACGAGTTACAATTACAATATTTTAATGACGTTTCTGAACAAGAAAATAGAATAGTTTACGAATTAATTGCAGCAGATACTGTGGAAACAACAACCTATGGTGGAGTTGGTATTTCGACTGATGCTGACTTTATCAGACCAACCATGTGGAGAAAACAAACAAAGGATTTAATTATTGATGGTATTGAAATATCAAAAGAGAGAAATTACCTAGAACCTCAAATACAACCAACAACTGGTATCATCAAATCAATAAGTAACACAGATACTAAGATGTATGTGGAAAATACTTGGTTTTTCCAAAACATAGATGATCTAGCTCAAACTAGAAATGATATAACAATTGTTGGTTTAGGAACTACTGCTGTCGTAGAGAAAATTAAGAAGGTAACATATGCAGGAGATTATGGAATTGTAGTTGGAATTGGAACACAAGAAGTTGGTATTAATACCACTGGGCCAGCGATATTCTTTGAAATTAAACCACAACCTGGTGAAGATTATGGTATATACGATCCAGATGGTATACCAAATGGTAGTAAGGATAAAAAAAGATCTAGATCTGGTATAAACACTGGTGATTATTTTGTAATTAAAAATACATTCATAGGTGATGGTGTTACTGGGATAAGAACTACATCATCTGGCCCCGAAATCGTTGGTGTTGGAAATACTTTCTTAGATAATGTGTATTTTGCCGAACATTTTGTCTCTGTTGGATCATCTATAACAAGAGTTTTTGCAAATGTTGATTCAATTGCAGGAATAGATACCACAACTTTATCTTCTAGATTTAAATATGGAACCTATAGTTGGGGATCAATTGATATTACTAGAGGTAATAATTCAAAATCATTCACTTTCCATAATCAGAATGGAGTTTTGGGAATAGAGACATCAGTTCAAGTGATAAGAACTTTACCCATAAAAACACTTTACTAATAACAGGTATAAATAATCAAAAAAATGTAAGTATCAATGCCCGCAATAATCACTGACCAATATCGTATATTAAATGCAGAAACTTTTGTAGATAGTTTTGTAGGTATTGGTTCTACTGGAAATAATAACTATTACAGTTTTTTAGGACATCCAAATCCAAAAAATATAGATGTAAAAAACTATGGAGTCTCTAACTGGGGTAATCCAGTGCCAAATCCCATAGATGCTTTTGATCAAGAAAATTTTTATTATGATAGTATGCTTTTTTTAAAAAAAGTGACTGAAAATGATGTTAGAAGAGTTGTTCCTAGATTAGATTGGCAAACTGGAACAATCTATGAGATGTATAGGAATAATTATTCAGCTAATAATCGCACTCCACAAACAAAATCTACGA